ACCGTGCAGGTCAACGGCCCGGCGAGCCAGCCCTTTCAGGGCGTTGTCGATCATCTCGCCCAGCCTGCAGCACCTGCTCAGAACGGGCAGGTACCCGCGGCGCAAGAGCCGGTGAACCGCGCCACCGCCATAGCCATCGAGGCGGCCAAGGCAGCCGGCGCCACGGTGACCGAGGTCACCAATGATCCCTACGCGGGAGAGGACATCCCGTTCTAGGGCTGCGGACCCAGGGGGACCTGAGCTCAGCGGGTCCCCCGACTCTGAGAGGAGAGCGGAGTGAGCGAGCTGACAGAAGGCTGGGAGCAATGGACCAACGGGTCGCTCCCGTCTGTGAAGGACACAACGTCAGAGGTGCGCGAGCTCCTGGCTCTCGTCGATGAGGCGGGAGCGCTGAAGAAGGAGTTCGGCACCAAGGCCGAGGCGCGTGAGCTCTACACGCGCGTCTACAGCTACATCTATAGGTATCAGTTACCGTACCGGATACACAGGAGAATCCGGACGGTGTACATCTACGCAGGCGCTGGCCTGTAGGAAGGAGTGCCATCATGGCATGGAGTGTCGTCAATGAAGTACCCGGTAAGAAGAACATCAACGCCGACCTGAAGGAGGCCGTGGACCACGTCCTCGACAGCCAGGAGATCGTGGCCTACCCGCTGGAGGACTACGGCGGGACGATCGACCAGCTCAAGCGCGAGGTGCGCAACTACTGCGCCGAGGCCGTCAAGGTCATCAAGCGCGCCGAGGTCGCCTACATCGTCTACAACGGAGAGGAGGACTAGTATGTCCAAGAAGATCTACAAGAAGTCCGAGTGCAAGGTCAGCCACGGGCGCATCGTCCACAAGGGCAAGGTGCTCGGCATTACGTGGGCGGTCCACAACCAGCTGGGCCTGCTGGAGGGCATGTACCAGAAGGCCCTGTACAACAGGAACCTGCCGCAGCAGGCGGAGGTCCAGCCGTTCGCGCGCAAGCACAAGGGCTACAGGCCGGCCGCGCCGCTCACGCCGGCGCTGGACGCCAAGGCAGCCGAGGGCGTGAAGCTCGCCCAGGAGCTGGACAGGCAGGACCAGTACCAGCGCAAGCTGAGGCTCGCCGAGCGCTTCGAGGATCTCGTCGCCTGGGTCGATGACGAGGCCATCGTGGACTGCGACGACGTACACGAGCTGCCGGACCTCTACTACCTGGAGGACGAGCTGCTGGAGATGGACGTCATCCAGCTCTACGTCTATCTCCAGATCATCGTGGAGCAAGACGTGGACAAGGAGGTGTTTCCCGATCCGCACGTCATGCGCGGTTGCAAGGAACTCTTCTAACGACATCTGCTGATACCGGAGCCGGGGTGGGCCTACTGGCCTGCCCCGGTTTTTTCGAGAAGAAAGGAGACCTATGAGCGGTAACTTCAAGCTGTTCTGGCACCACGACGTGAGCGAGGAGTGGCTGCGGGAGCGCAAGGAGTGGCTGACCGCTACGGACCTCGTGGGCCTGCTGCCCGAGTACGGGCGCTACAAGCGGGCCAAGGACAAGGCGAACTTCGACTGCAAGATGTGCACGCAGCTCTACGGCGAGAAGCACAGTACCGGTTCCGTGGACACGGGGTCCGACGGCCCGGCCGCGCGCGGTCACATCATGGAGCCGTACGCCATCAGGACGTATAACGACGAGGTTGCGAACAGCCCGTCAGCGCGTTTCTTTCACGTAGACGATCTGCTTATCTATAACCCAGACAACGGGCTGGCGTGCAGCCCGGATGGGTTGAACAACTTCATCATGAGCATGGTCAAGACCGGAGAGTTCAGCATGGACGCCTACGACGAGCGGCTGGACAACACCACTGCCATCATCGAGATCAAGAGCTACGACGCGCGCAAGCACATATGGTGCGCTAGTTTGCCTAAGGAAAAAGTGCAGGAACGCTACCAGATCGCGGCGAGCATGCTCGTGCTGCGGAATCTCAGTTACGGAGTGCTCGTGTTCTGGAACCCGAGCTGCGACCCGTACATGGACGTGAAAGTGTACGCACGTTGGGAACTTAAAGACGAGATAGAAGAGCTCTCATGTGTCGCCGGTATGTACGGTGCTAACGCGGCTAAACTCGATGCCATGCACTTGACCGGCAAACAGTGCCCGTACACGGAACAGCAGATCTGGGACGAGTGGCACAAGCAGTGGGAAACGAACGTTATGGAGGTGCCACATGCTGACTCCTGAAGAACTGGAGGAAGAAGCAGTCAGAGCGAAGCTGCGCAACGACAGAATATTCGGCACTCTCTACAACAAACTCGAACAAACCACTGTGAGTACTATAAGCGATAAGCGAGCCGAGAGCTGGGCTTACGTGCACAAAGGCACCGGCGAGATCATACTCGCCTCCGACCTTGTGCCTATAGAGGAAAGCGAGGACAACGTATGACGCTACCGAGAGTGGCGCCGTGGTGCGGACTGGGGACCAGCGGGAGCTGGTCCTCCGCCGCCGAGGCGCTGGAAGAAGCCGAGATGACCGTGACGGGCTACACCGAGCCGGTGTGGACCAACGACGGTCTGCTCGTGCCCAACACCTACGTGACGAGAGACTACGCCGACGACCGCCTGCTGGGCGTGGTCAGCGGCCAGTACGGCATCGTGCAGAACCAGGACGTGTTCGGCATGCTCGACCCGTTCTGCGAGAAGGGCGGAGTCATCGAGCACGCCGGTACCACGCCGCAGGGCATGAGCTTCATGGTGTGCCGCATGGAGAGCCATGACTGGCAGGGGGACAGGTACGACCTGTACGCCTGCGTCATGAACAGCTACAACGGGAAGTACCCGGCCTGCCTGTTCATCACGACGCTCAGGGTCATCTGCCAGAACATGTTCGCCAAGCTGCGCCAGCACGCGCCGGCCATGTTCAACCTGAGGCACACCACGTATGCTGCTGACGCGCTGCGGAGCAAGAAGCTGGACGTGACGGGCGCGCTCACACAAGCTGCCACGGACATCCAGCTCTGCCTGAACATGGCGAAGATGCAGAAGGTGGACCAGGCTACCGTGGACAAGGCCGCCGAGCTGATCTTCCCGTATCCCAAGCAACCGGACCCGTGGGGCTTCGCTAAGTGGAGGGATACGTGCGATCGCCAGGACTCCCGTAGGCAGCTGTGGATTGAGGAGTGCTACCACGCTCCCGACAACGAGCCGCACCTGGGCACCGGCCTGGGTCTGCTCAACGCGTACTACGACTGGCTGAGCCACTACGTGCCGCTGCGCGAGAACAGCGGGTGGGAAGGCCAGAGGCTCGGCGGGCTGATGCTGGGCACGAATATCAAGAACTCTATTATGAAGCTGGTGATGTGATGATAGTATGTTTCTTCCAACAAGCGATAGTCGAGTCCAACAAGCTGCTCCAGACGCTGGTGGACGGCTGGGACAGCGCTCCCAAGCACAACGTCAAGATGAGCGGCACCGACAAGGACCGCAGGCCGCTCAGCGTGGAGTACCCGAGCTGCGAACGCAAGACGCTCCCGCTGGGCGACCACGAGGTCGGCGGCGAGACGTACCATAACGTGACCGGCCCGCTGCCAGATCTCATCGTGCGCTATGACAGCGGCGACATCGGCCTGGCCACGGTAGTCTACCGCATGGACCCGGTCGAGTACGAGGAGGACTTCTGGCAGGACCACGCGCCGCTGAGCCCGAGCAAGGAGATCTGGGACCTGTACAAGGAGTGGGCCAGCCTGGAGTACGGCGTGGACAGCGACCACGTGGTCGAGGCCGTCATCGAGGTCAGCGAGCACGATGGCGGCGGTTACGGCGTGGGCATCAGCACGTTCATCTGGGCCGACGACACGTGGGACGAGGAATAAAGAAGAAAAGACCCTGGGGCAACCCGGGGTCTTTTTTTTAGGGTATAATGTAACCACGGCATAACCACGACGAAAGGACACCTATGCCACTGCTTAAGAAGGAAGAGCTGCTGGAGGTAGCCGCCGAGCTGGGCGTGGACCTCAAAGGGCTTACGTGGCCCGAGCAGCAGAAGGCGGTCAACGCCGCGCTCAAGGCGCTGGAGCCGGAGCCGGAGCCGGAGCCAGCACCCGAGCCGGAACAGGAACCGGAACCCGCGCCGGAGCCGGGGCCTCTTTTTGAGAAGCCGCGTAACAGAGTGCTGGACGCAGTGCCGGACCAGGACATCATCATCAGCGGCGAGATCCAGAGCACCCGGCAGCAGCTCATCAAGTACGACGAGCCGCTGGACGAGGAGCTGGAGGTCGAGGAGGTCAGCTACATGGACGAGGTCGGCAGCGGCCGCCTGACCCAGGACCTGACCACCGGCACGTACCGCGTCAAGGGCAAAACCGGGCGCAGGGTCACGGCGCAGAGCACGCTGCCCAAGCAGAACGCCAAGATCACCTACAACCCGCGTAGGGACGTGGTGCCGGTGATCAGCTGGAAGGGCAAGCGCGGTTACCTGTGGAACCACGCGACGCTGCCGAGCATCAAGCCGCTGCTCCAGAGCACCGGGTTCTACTACGACTACAAGGACCAGTTCGACGCCGGGCTGCACCCGGAGAACATCTGGTACGCCACCGGCCTGCTGGCGGTCAACATCCCGCTGGTGCACGCCATCATGAACGACATCGAGGCCAAGGCCAAGCGCGAGGAGCACAAGCACACGTACAGCGGGCGGTGGTAACATGCCGCTGTCAGCTTCCGGAGACGACGCGCTGTTGCTGGAGGCCAGTTTCCAGACGCCGAGCTTCACGGACTGGTGGCCGGAGATCCACCGGCAGTACCAGGAGTTCGGCTTCACGGACGACATCAGCGACGCCACGCGCATCGACGAGTACAAGTACGTGAGCGAGCAGCTGCGCAAGTACATCTTCAGCAAGCAGGACCAGATCCTGAGCTACAAGGACGACCTGGTAGGCATGCTCGCCGAGGTCGAGGGGCTGATGGGCAAGGCCAAGGAGCACGCCCCGGGCCGTAAGGGCCTGGTCTACGTGGCCATGCGCGACGCCTGGCTCCGCGCCCTGTACACCAACATCATGATGATGATCAACGAGCTAGAGGAAGAAGAGGAGTAGAGATGGATGGAACAACGGACAACGCTCAGGCAGCGCCTGAACCTGTGGATCTTAACCAGGCTATGCAGATGCTTAACGAGGATCACGGAGCGCCTGCTCCCGGACCTGTGGAGGAGCCGGCGGAGCCCGCTGCTCCCGAGCCGGAGCCAGAGCCCGAGCCTGAGCCAGGCGACGGAGGACCTGCAGCTGAGCCTGCGGGCGTTCCTGAGGAGCCTGACGACGACCTGATGGATTTCGGCCAGCTGGGCCAGGAGATGCAGCAGCGGCTCCAGCAGGAGGCCATCCAGCGCACGGCGCAGCGGTTCCGCGAGAACGGCGTACAGCTCCAGAGCATCGAGAGCCTGTACGAGAGGGACGAGAACTCCGGGCGCGTGACGTTCCGCAACCCGGACGATCCCAACCGCCCGTTCGAGAGCCGCGCCCAGGCGCAGGCCTGGGTGGACGCCATTAACGGGCAGATCCAGAGCAAGTTCAACGCCGACGTGCGCAGCAGCCTGCGGGCCGTCACACAGGAGTACGCGCCGACCCTGCGGCTCATCGAGTTCGGGCCGACGTTCGCCAAGCTCGATGACGACACTGCCGACGTGTTCGCCGAGATCGTGGAGCCCTACTCCATCAGGGACACGCAGGGCAACATCGTCGGCTACAGCTGCGACCTGAATACGGCGCTCGGGCAGGCCAAGAAGATCGTGAGCAGATACGGGTCCAGAGCAGCGCAGGCCGAGCCGGACCCCGTCACCACGCCGGCCACCGACCTGGGCGGCAGCGGGAGCGGCGGCGGGCAGCAGTCCGCCAAGGCCGAGCCCAAGACCCTGGAAGAAGCTTTCATGATGCTGGAGGAGGAGAAGAAACGTGGTTAGCAAGAAGAGCGCGGCCAAGCTGAAGCTGGCCGAGAAGCAGGAACCGGAGCACAAGCTCACGCAGGAGGAGCTGCAAGAGCACTGGAACGAATACCAGCGCATCGAGGAGCAGATGCTGGAGAGCATGCTCGACAAGGCACACCGCATCGACACGTACCACGACCTGCGCGAGGAATACCGCGCTTGGTACGGTAGTATTCCGTCGCATGTCGAGGTGTTGAATTTGCAAGGACTCGTCTGTGATATATTAGAGCAGATGCTCGGCATCGTGGACGGTTTCACGCTGGAGCAGTTCCAGGCCGACGAGATCGACGATCCTTATAAGGATATCTGCGTGCGGCCCAGGTCCGGTTGCACTGAAACGCAGTGCTTCCATGCCTGGATCCTCTGGCAGCTCGTCCGCCCGTTCGGCGAGCGCGTCGTCGCCCTGCACGGCCTCGTGCTGAGGGAGACGCATGGAGACACGGCAGATTAGGATCCCCCGGTACTACCAGCCCTGGCCGCACCAGGTCAGGGCCTGGCAGCGCCGGGACAGCGGGGCCTACGACTACTACATCAAGCTCTGGAGCCGCCAGACCGGCAAGGACGCGGACGACATCGAGTATGCGATGAACCGCAGCTGGCGCTACCCCGGCACGCAGAGCGTCTACGTGGGCCTGGACAACGTGTGGATCCGCAACAACATCTTCAACAAGTACATCGACGGCAGGCGCTTCTGGGCCGACTACCCAGAGGACCAGATCGAGGTCAAGGACACCGCCAAGGAGGTCCTGTTCAAGAACAACCCCGGCGAGCTGGCCGAGGCCCGCATCAAGTTCCTCGGCTTCCTGAACGACAGCGCCGCCATCGGTTCATCCTACGATAACTTCTACGTGAGCGAGGCGAGTCTGTACAGTGAGAACGCTTTCCAGTACATCCAGCCCATCTGGGACCAGAAGGCCGCCCTCGGGAGAGAGCTGTTCGTCTGCTTCAACGGCACGCCGCGTGGGATGCACAACGTGTTCTACGAGCTCCTGCGCACCTACACGGGCGAGGACGAGCCGGAGGCTTTCCCGGGTCCTCACGGGCGCGTGTACGTGGACTACATGCCCATCCAGGACGTTATCGTTCCCGACGGCCACGGCGGATACCGTCCCATGTACACGGCAGCTGAGCTGGAGCGTCTCAAGGACCGGTACCTGCGGCAGTTCGGGAACCTCAATCTGTACGAGCAGGAGTACGAGTGCAAGTTCACGACGGTCAACGCCGGCCTCGTGTACCAGGGCGTGCGCCAGCTCCGGGAGGAGAAGCGCTACTGCCCGTACAACCTGGACACGCACCAGCCCGTGTACGTGGCCTGGGACATCGGCTCCAAGGACAAGATGACCGACAGCACCGCCGCCGTGGTGTACCAGTACTACAACGGCCACATGTACGTCTACGACGTGTACGAGGCCCGGGGCCAGGCCCTGGTGGACTGCGTGGCGGAGCTGGCCGCCCGGGACTGGTGGCAGTACGTCCGCGTGTGCATGCTGCCGTGGGACAGCGAGCGCAGCGCGAGCAGCGAGACGCCGCTGGAGGAGGCGCAGCGCATCTACCCGAACGTCACCTGGCATGCCCTGGAGAAGGAGCGCGTTGACAGGGGCATCAACGAGGTGCGGCGCATGCTGCCCAACCTGATCGTCAACAGCGACCGCTGCGACTGGCTGATGCAGTGCTTCGACAACTACGAGTACAAGCGCCTGGTGGCGGCGGACGACTGGGCGGCCAAGCCGGTCCACAACCGCTACAGCCACCTGATGGACGCCCTGCGGTACGCGGTGATGGGCGTGAACGAGATGGCCTACCTGCGCCTCAACGCCTACGGCGAGGACCCGGCCGTGGCGGGCTACTACCCCGGCTGGGACGACCCGGACACGCCGCAGCCCCGGCTGCCGTTGACGCTGCGCAAGCCCCGGCGCTCGGAGGGAGGCGTGTACTACTATGGATAGAGACGAAAGGACAAAAACCGTGACTGAAACAGAAACCGATCGTATGCCTTTTACGATCAGGGAACGCGCGGCATATGCCGTGGGATACCTGCAGGGAGTGACACTGCTGCTGGACAAGTTGGCAGACGAGGACAAAGTGGACACGCTGACCGTGCTCAGGCACGGCAGATGCGTGGAAGATCTGGCACGAGCAGTGGATGTCGTCTATGATAGATAACCCGTTCGAGCACGGCGCGTTTAGGCTCGGCGAGCCGGAGCCGGAGGAGTTGCCCGCACCGGCGCCCTACCTGCCCTGGCTGCAGGACACGGCGGCGTGGGAGATGTACACCGACGCCGAGCTGTACCAGTTCGAGAAGGACTTCCGCGCCTGGATGGCCCACATGGTGCAGGACCCTCAGTGGGTCAAGAGCGTCCAGAAACGCAAGTACACCTACAAGATGCTGATCCGCGCCATCTACGGCATCGAGATCGGCGACGTCCGCTACAGCGGCGTGTGGATGCGCAAGAGAGCCGTGTACGACCGCATGCTCCTGTGGTACACTCAGACCGTGGGCAAGAGCATGACGGACCCGAGCACCGGCAAGCGCGTGAACCAGAAGGTCTACTGCCTCAGCGTGCAGCGCTACCGCAAAGCCAAACCCTATGGCCTGAAGCTCAGGCTGGAGTGGTACCGGGAGCGGGGCGTGGAGCCGTCCGCCCAGCAGATGTTCTACCCCCGGAGCTGCCTGGAGGACGACGGCAGGGTGAGCCGGAGCACCAAGACGCAGCTCGCCCGGGAGCGCAGGGCGGAGCGTGCGCGGGCCACGCACAACGCCAAGATGCGGGAGCGCTACAACGCCATGGGCCCCGAGGAAAAGCGCGCGTACCTGGACGCCAACCTGGAGCGCAGGCGCGCCAAGAAGAAGCTGGTCGAGGAGCTGAGAGGACGGGCAGTTGAACAAGAGCGAACGAGCCGAGTTATTACGAATAGGTAGGGAGGCGGAGGCCCCGGGGCTGGACGCCTACCTGACCGGCCTGGTGCTGGACGCGACCATGGGGGAGATCGTCCGGCGCAAGGAGCACGCGCAGACGGCCACGGAGTACTTCCTCACGAGCCTGGTGTTCAACGCCGTGTTCGACCTGGACATCGGGTGCATCGACCAGATCGTGGGGCGCATCGACGGCACGGCCCCCTCGGCAGAGGAGCGGGACGAGTACGCCAACCTGGTCGGCAACGCCATAGACGACGTGCTGCAGCTGCCCATGAGCAGCCAGATGCAGATCACGCCGGACGACATCGCCCTGCTCGCCATAGCCAAGGCCGTGGTGTACCTGAGCACCCGGCCGGCCCGCAGCCCGCAGGACCGCAAGGACCGCCAGAAGGCCGTGGAGCTGGTGTTCAACCGCACCAGCGGCAGGGTGAGCCGGCCCGTCAAGCAGGCCGTGGCCATCGAGTACGTCCAGCCGGACTGGATGCAGCAGCTACCGGAAGGAGGGGAAGATGGAGGACCACGAGAGGTTGCAGAGGATTAAGGACCGCTACTGCCGGAGCTGCGCCAAGTGGGAACCGGCGCGGGTCACCAAGACCTGCCCGGTGTACAAGCAGGCGATCAAGAACGAGAACCCGATCGCCGTTCAGGCGGCGTTTTCGAGCTGGTTCAAGAACGGCGCGTGTTCTCTGTACGAATCCCAGTGAGGTTGTGGTATACTTGTGGTATAATCGTACCGTAGTTAAGGAGACGTCGTATGGGAAGCAGTCAGAGAGACAAGGGCAAGCGCGGGGAGCGGGAGCTGGCACGGGTCCTCAGGGACCACGGCTACGCCGGACGCCGCGGCCAGCAGTACTCCGGTACCACCGGCGAGGCCGATGTCGTCGGCCTGCCGCACGTGCACATCGAGTGCAAGCGGGTGGAGAACCTGAGGCTGTGGCCGAGCCTGGAGCAGGCCCGCAGCGACGCCCGGGACGACGAGCTGCCCGTGGTGATGCACCGCCCCAACCGTAGGGAGTGGGTCGTGGTGCAGCCCTTGGAGGACTGGCTGAAGCTGTACGGCGCGTACCTGGAGTACAAGACCTTGGAGGATGACTAATGACTGACTACGAGCGCGGCGCGAGAGTAGAGAAAGGAGACGCGTGATAGCGGAGTACGTCTACGGCACTGACGGCAACCAGGGCCATTGGCTCACCGGCGAGGAGATCGTGCGGTGCAGGGATTGCAGATACTACGATGACGAGCCCGACTTGACAAGCGACACGCCGAAATGTTGGCGTGATCCAGAGCATCGCGGCACGGCGATATGGACACGGCCCGACGGCTTCTGCGCCTGGGGCGAGAGAAAGGACGGTAGGTAATGCTGGACAAAAACACGACGGACACGATCACGTGGCTCACGCGCAGGATGCTGGAGCACTACCCGTACAGCGAGACGCTGATGTACAGGGAGGAACGCGAGGCCGCTCACGCGCTCATAGCGGACGGTGCTCTGCTCGTGGACGACGACGGGCAGATGGACTGGAGCGAGGAGTACTGGCTCTCCGTGGTCGGCCCGGCCCTGCGGGACAGCCGGAGGCGGGCATGACCTACGCGGTGCTCTACACCCACGAGGGGGATGCGCTCCGGTGCGAGTGCCCCCTGTGCGGCGCCGTCTACCGCATGGACATGGTCCCCACGTACTGCCCCGCCTGCGGGCTGTGCTACGACGGGTGCGCCGAGTTCGGCGGTCCTGTTCCGAGCGTTCTGGACGTGCGGCATGAACGAAAATGACCTGAAACGCAGACTCGGGCTCGTGGCCACCGCCCGCGACCTGAAGTACAGCGTCGGCGGGGCCTACGCGCAGAAGGTGCTGGAGGCGACGTGGTACGCGACCCGCCTCTCGGCGCTCACGCTGCAGCTGGACCAGGAGCAGCGGCGGCACGCCAAGCTCATGGCCGGTTTGGAGAAGGACGCCGCCCAGGTCGAGGAGAACCTGAGAGCGGCGCTGGAGGATCTGGAGGAGATACGATGAAAGACGCCCTGAATGAGTACCTGATCAGCCACCACGGGGACACCCCGGTATGGACCGGGGATATGCCCGCCTGGACCCATAACAAGGACCAGACGGCAGATGAGATCCAGGTATATCACCCGGACCACTACCAGATCGGGAACGGCTTAGAGAGCCAGGATCTGATAGACAGGGTCCTCGAAGGGATCGAGGGACCGGCGGCCTACTACCTCGGTAATATCCTGAAGTATTACACCCGCTGCACCAAGAAGCACGAGACCCCGGACGCGGATCTCGCCAAGGCCAACAACTACGCACATAGACTGGTGACCGGCTCATGGCGCGGGTAGACGAGGCAGCGCTCGAAAAGCTGCTGGAAGATTTCGCGGCGCACGTGCTTAATAGCGGGCACCAGTGGGGCCTGGACCGTTACCGGATCATGAATAAGTACGTCGCGGAGTTCACCGAGTTCATAGACAAGTACGCGGAGACCAAGGCCCGGTTCGCGGTTATGAAGGCGCACGCGGAGT